CATCAACGTAAAGCATATGGGTGTTGCCGTCACTCTCAACGCGGAAGTCTAGGTCTACACTATTTTCGTTAAATGCAACACTACCACCAGTGCCAAAATCAATTCTGTGCGAAATTGTTGGGGTGTAATCAGCGTCACCAGTAGCTTTCCCAGAGTTATATACATACAATAAGCCATCTTGACTTTGCTGAACCCCGGACACAACATTATTTGATAGCCCCGGCGCAACTCGCAGGTAGCTTCCTGCCGCCGGATTATTTACCTGATAACCGTGGATATAAGAGTTATTGGCAGAGCCTCCACCAGCACCAGTGAAGTGAACATATGTTCTGTTAGATGTTTGAATGTTTGGGCCGTAAGCAAGGGTCGTATTAGGGCCAATCTGGAACGGCGCACCGCCATCATATGTGGTGCTGTTGCTGTTAATCTTTACACTGTTATTCCCCGCATCAACAAACAGCATATGAGTGTTGCTGTCGCTCTCGACGCGGAAGTCGGTGTCTCTGCTGTCTTCGTTAAAGATGGTGTTATTTTCATCTAGGTAAAGACGAGAACGAATATTGCCATTATGACGAGTTTTTAACTCCATGTGCGCAGTTCTGTTATCCGCTACACTAAAATCCTCATCTGATGTAACAACAATGCTACCGCCTAATATATTATTTGCAGGGGCAAAACCAAGTTGTGTGTAAACATCTGACGCCACCGTAGAGTTTCTTATAAATACTTGAGTTCCTGTTGCATTAGAGCCGTCAAAGAAGCTGTTGTTTATGTCAGAAGAATAAACTTGCAATGCGACTTCTGGGCTTGAACCATTAATGCCCACCCGATCATTCGCGCTATCGACGTACAGGGTGTCGGTGTCAAAGGCTATTGAAGTTGTAGCGTTAATGTCGATTGTGCCGTCAGAATCAATGTCCAACTGACCGTCTGCGGATGAACTTATTGCCAATCCACTATCACGGAATTGTAGCGTAGGAGCGCCACCACCAGTTTCAGTTAGCAATAATCCTGTATCAGCAACATGGGTAAGCTGTATTTCACTGTCAGAACCAAAATCAATTTTTGCACCATCAGAGTTCATAATGATGTCATCACCAACTGTCAGATCATTATCTACAGACAGATCAGCAATGGCCAAATCTTGCGTAAGCTCAACAACATTAGATCCAGCGCCAATACCATCTGTTGCGATGATCTTGGTTGTGCCGTTTGCGAGGGTAATGTTTGTCCCAGAGCCTGCGCTGATCGTAAGTGTCTGGCCACCACTTGTATTGTTTTCAATGATCCAAACCTTGCTGGTAGTGTTTGGAGCAAGAGTAATTGTTCTAGTGGTTGTGAGATCCGCACTAGAGTTTATTTTAAGAGCGAGAGAACGCGCAGCGTCAGCCGCACCATCAGCAATAGTTATTGTAGTATCGGCATCAGCGATGGTTTCTGTGCCATAACTAAACGCATCTGCGATTAGTTCGAGGTTTGTATTGGTCTTCGTACCCCATGAGCCAGAGTTCTCCCCTGTGGCCATTTCTTCGAGGCGAAGGTCATTTTCATAGGTACTAGCCATGTTATACTATCCTTTAATTAATCAATACGGATCAAGCCAGCCGCGCCCGGTGCTGGGAACACGATACGGAATGTGCCTGCGGTAACTGTAAAATCACCACCAAAGTTTAGCACGGCAATGGCATTTTTGCCAGCCAGCGTATCGTTGTAGATCAGAGCGCCAGCCGTTGTGAATGATGCTGATGTCCACTCTGGGTTATCAAAGTCAACATATGCTGTTGTGCCGCTTGTGCCGATCACTGGGTTAAGAAGAACTTCTCCACCAGTGGTGTATCCACCGCCACTTGCAACTTCATTGGTTGCGCCAGTGTAAGTGGTTGTTGCCGCATCAAGTGACGCAGATGAAGTAAACAGGGCAATTTTAATGGAATCTGAATCCATGTCCTGTTCTTTTTGGAACAAGTCTTCTTTAAAACTTGTACACATTGCTTGAGTAATAGCCATTATAAGCCTCCGTTATATTCTGCTGCGTAGTCTCGCTGCATCTCTTGTACAAATAATTGCACTGCTTCGTCAAATTGTGTCTTGTAAAGCGCCAATGTTTCTGCTGCCTTTAAAAAGGCAGATGCTTCGTATAGACACGCTGCTAATAACACATTTTCTGCGTTATCTCCAATCCAAGTATTTGCATTACCTGAACTTAAACCTGTTTCTGGGGCGATATAGTCAACTTCATATGTTGATGTCGTGGCATCTGGAGTAGGTGCAACCATTATTGTTGTCCCGCCTATAGCCGCTGTCTTTGTGGCATACATTTCTGGAATGCCTTGAGTTGTCGCGTTTGGCCAGTAATCACGCAGATATGAATCTATTCTATGATTGAGATAGGCAGTTGAGTTTGATGTCACGACAGATACCTGTCGGATCATTCTTGCTGAAGGTACAACGTATTCTGATGTGCCTTGAACTAAAGCTGCTGAAGTATTGTTCCTAAAGCAAGGCAAGTTAGGCAACCTCTGAAAGATCATTTCTTCTGCCTGTGCTATGATCTGATCAATGGAGGTAGTCAGCTCTGCGCTGTTGTCTTCTAAGAAGTTTTCGATGTTTGCCACTAATTGTGTATAATTCATATGCCAGCACCCCAAGCGTTTGAACCCCAAGTATCGTTGCCCCAGCCGCCTGCTGGATCGACAGAGCCTATTGCACCCGTGCTTGGTATTCCTGTTTCAGCTATTTCTGATACCGCAACTTCTTCACCTGTAACGGCGACTCCGCCAAGTCCAGTAATTGGGCCAGCAATAACATTAAAGTCACTACCTGCGCCAGTTCCGATAATGTGGATCGTTCCTGCGCCAGACACACCAGCAACTGTTATTTCAGATACGGCTGTCTCTGTGCCTATCGCACCTGTTCCAGCTACGCTTGCCGCTGCAATGTCTGTTTCTGGAACACCAGTATTAATAGATCCAGTTCCCGCCACTCCTGTGGTGACTTCTTCTGATTCTGGAACTTCAGTGCCAATAGCACCAGTCCCTGCGATGCCATCAACAACAGTGGCAAAGATCAGGTCACCAAGTGCGCCTGTGCCAATGACACTGGTGACGTTAACGTCAGTCGATATAATAACTTCATAATCACCAAGCGCACCTGTGCCAGCCGCTGGATTAATTGCAGGGTTTGGAAAGACCGTGCCTGTAGCGCCCGTACCAGCCACGCCAGTGACAGATGCCTCCATTTCCACCACAGATCCCTGTGCCGCAACTCCAAGCCCGTGTACTCCTACTGGTGGCCTCTGCTGAATGGGTGTAAAGAAATCGAAGTTGTACCCCAGAAATACAGTCGCATTTTCGGGGTCTGTATCTGGACGTGGATTAAAGAGTGCTGTCGCATCGACAACATTCTTGGCTGGTGTAAGTTGTGGTTGTTTCGGCTCCCAGTCATCTGGAGATACGCGAAGGCCATCCCAAGTTGTCCTAAGTTCCGTATATGGAACCTTTAGGCCACCTCTGTCGCTTATCGCTTGGGATTTTTTGCCTCTTGCGTATTTTGTCATTAATATAAATTCAGCGCAGTGGGCTGAACCCTCAGAGATACACCATCGTTGTCGGATGCCGCTGCAAAGCTAAATGCCCGTTCATACATTTCGTTTAGCATTGTGAACTTTTCAACCGCGAATTTCATTGCCAATTTGCTGGCCAGCCCCGCGCATATGCATTCATTCCAGCGATATGGAATATCTGCATCTTGATTTGACGCCGTTACGTCTTCAAGCTGTCGGATGGCCCAGTAAACCATGCTGTATGTATCCCGATCTGGAACCTGCCAGAAATATGCGACAGGTGTGTACTGCTTGTCTAGCATATATTGGCTTGGCTTTCCGCCAGAGTTTTTATTTGGGAGCTGATTATAATCTGCAATGGAAACACGATTTATGATCTGATCTGAAGTGTCTGTGCCAGAGCTATCGCGGAGTACAGCGTCTATAATGTCTATTGTTCCCGCTGGTAGAGTGTATGAAAGTGTGCCGTTTACAAGCGTTAAATTTTGCTGTTCTACAGCCCAGTAGTTGATGCCTCTGTTTGCCCACTCAGCGAAGAGTAGGTTAAGGCTGCGCCGTGCAGACACAGCCTTGTCGCCAGTTTGTGTTTGGGTATCAATACCGCAACGCTCAAATGCTTCTGTTATGATCTCTTCAACATTTGGTTGAAACGCTACTGTTCCTGAAGTTGCCATCGAAAACTCCTAGTATTCTTTGATTACCCTTAGAACCAGTTGATATGAATCCCCTACTGCCCCAGCTCCATCAGTAGTAAACTTCAC